GTCAGCAGCGTAGCCTTCCACGGTTTTTCGAGGCCCCTGTTCAATTTTGCCTATGCCTGCCATCGTGGCATGTGTTGCATAACGCAACAAGATTCGTCCACGTCAGCCGCTGCGATGGGTCAACCGCTATCGGCACGATGTGATGAACTTCGCTGCTGGGTGTAACCTTGCCTTGCTTTAGACAGTCCTCGCACAATGGATAGTTCGCCCGATAACGTTCACTCAGCTGCTGCCAGTCACCCCCATAACCTCGCTGCGTTGTCGTCTTGTATTCAACCTGTCTCGTTGGCTTGCGGCATGTTCCGCAGCCATCCCGCCCCACCACCTGCCCGCACTTGCAGAACCTTGCCGACATTACGCCTCATCCCCTTACGCTTCGTCGCTGATGTTACGCAATCGCCTCGACACCGGGATCTAGAATTTCCGCGAACCGTTCGTCCAGCACCAGCCGCACCGCACGCCCGTCGCTCAGGATTGCCTTGACGCTCATCGCGTGCCGCGTTGATTCCAGCGTCGCCGTTTGCGCGTCGGTCAGGCTGAACGTCGCCACGCCGCCAACCGGAATGGTCGACACCACCAGCCCAGCTGCGTCGGTCACGGCGTCAGTAGTCTTGATCGCCAAATAGCACTTCGTAACGGTCACGCCGCCAGGAATGCCAACCAGCGTCACGTCAATCGTCACATCGCTGAGCCGTGCAATTTCGATCATGGCTGGACCATCTCCGCTCTAAGGGTGTTTGTTTGAAATCTGGCTGCGGCCGTCAGTTTGAACTCGCTCGCTCGCACGCTGTTTGCCTGATAGATGGCTGCGGCCGTCAGCTGCGGCCACGCGGCCCGTGCCGACAGTGCCGGATAGGTTCCACGCAGCTGCACCGTCTCCGCCGCAAAAATGTCGTACAGTTCCGGCTGGCCTAGCACCGCAACGCCGCCCGTAATCGACGCCAGCGACAGCTCGACCGCTCCGCTCTGCACGCTCAGCACAGGCTGGCCGCAAACCGGCGAACCCGTTGCCAGTCCGCTTGGCGCAAATGCGTGGTCCTGGCTGAGCGTGACACCTTGCAGAACCGGCGACCCGGCAACGAGTCCCGTCGCTGCGAGGTCGTGATTCTGCGAGAGCGTTGTTGTCCCCACCACTGGCGAACCGGTGGCGAGGCTGTTTGCTGCGAGGTCGTGGTTCTGCGTCAGCGTTGCCGTGCCGCAGACCGGAGAACCGGATGCGACCACGCTTGCGGTCAGGCTGTGATTCTGCGAAAGGCTTGGCTGGCCGCAGGCTGGCGCACCGGCAGCGATTCCGCTCAGAGTCAGGGCGTCATTGCCGACGCCTCCAGCCCCAAGCAGACCGCCCAGTAAAAACGTGAATCCTTGCAGCTCAGCCATTGGCCACTTTCAAGCAAAAAAGCCAAAGACTAGACCGGCACTTCTTCCCATTGCATCGAACCGATCCAAGTCGCTGATGTCAGTGCCGAGCTTCCGCCGATGGCCGCATAGGCTCCCGGTGGAATGATGATCGCCCCTTCAAGGTCAATCGGGCCACCCGTCACAAGTGCCGCACCGGCAGCGGTTGCCCAGTAGTACGAGGCGAACGGGATCACGTTCGATGCCGCACTGCCCGAAGTCAAAGCGACGTTTCGGAATCCGGTCACGACTGAACCTGACTGCAACTGAGTTGACATCGACCACGGCGTTACGGTCGTCGCCTGCGTGATGGTTGCGGTGTTGCCAAACCACAGGCCGAAAGATACGGTCCCAGCACCCGATGCCGCGACCACGCTGCCGACGCTAATTTTGGTTAGTGCCGCGTTTCGTCCTGAACCGATTGGGTTGAAAATCGCCAACATCGGAGTGCCAGCAGCACCACCGGAAAAGGCAGTTACCGCTGCGGCAGTCGAGACCGACAAAAGAAACGAGTTACCACGATAGGTAGTTTCGTAGTAACGGCCATGAAGCTCCGAGACAATCACGTCACCAAGTTGCCCGGCCCGCGTGTTTACCACTGCGTTGCTGCCGGATGCGGCCGGTTGGCCCACGATGTTTTGATTAACAGGCATCAAAAGTTCCTTTTAGTAAGAGTTGAAACCGGTGACAGTCAGCAGCACGCTTGCGCCAGTTGTTCCAGCCGTATAGTTCAAAGCGGTTGCGGCAGTGCCGCGAAGTGGAGTCGGGAAAAGCAACTGCACCGGCAGCGTCATGCTTGCCGGTACGCTAAACGTCACAAGCGTTGTCGAACCGTCCTGAATCGTCAGCGTCGTTGCCGTTGCGTTTGTGTTTTGGAATGTAACGCTGGTTACGTTTTGACGAATTGGAGACGCTTGAGCAGCACGAATCGCCGTTTGCGAGTTAGTCGTCACGGTCGTCGAGACGTAAAAGTCTAAATCGCCCGGAGCGTTTTGCTTGGTAATCATCTGACCCGACTGCGAATAAGTCGCACGAATCGCATCACCAGCGACAACGGTACTAGCCGGGAGTGCAGTCCGAACAACGCCGCCAGAAATAAGCGGGTTCGATGTTGCAGCGGTGTCCTCTGCGATATTGCCGCCGACCGCTAGCATGCCAGCGACGCCAGCGGTCACTGTGTTAGTTCCGCCGAGTTGTGCGACGTTAACGGTTTGGTTTGTCGCAATGCTCGGGCTGGTTGCCGTCGCAAATGCTGGTGAGCTTCGCAGCAGCAAAACGGCAGAGGGAAAGCCGCTCGTGTAAGCACTGCACCGGGCTCGGAAGAATCGACCAGAAGCCGGGAGAATCCATTGCCCGTTGGCTGTCGAGCTTGTCACCGGAGCCGCAGCACCGGCACTCGGCCAGCCAACTACAGCGACCCACGTTGTCCCGTCGTTGCTGGCCTCAAACGAAACAGTACCGGCCCAGGTGTTGACCAGCTGAAGCACGACCGACTTGTATCCCGTCGTATCGACTTGGACGATTGAACCGAGCCGACTGACCGAGCCTCTAAATTGCTGGCCATCGGCAGGCACGACGTGGCCCAGAGAATTTAAGCGAACCGGGACGCGTTCATTGTTTTGGTCAATCCCTCCCATCTGCATAACAACAGACGGGTCGACGTTGGTGAGGTTGACGCTTGAGAATGGCTGCTCGTGGTTGCCGGACCTCAGCGAATAGCTGCCGCTGACCGAACCGGAGAAGTTGCTGCTGGTGACAGCCCGAAACCATCGGGCAGAGACGGCGACCTGAAACAGGCCGGGACCGGTAAAGCTGTTTTTCAGGAACTGGTCGCAGTCGAAATCGAAACCTTGAATCGGCCAGTAGTTTGTGCCGTCGTTGGACGCTTCGAGGTTAATCGTGCCCGCGTGTCCGCTTGTAAGCTGCAGCACCACAGCTCGCTCGTTGGCCGTATCAACTGCCGCAAACAGTGCCGTATTCGCCGTGGTAATCGGCCCGAATGATGTAGCCGTTGACGAATCGACAATGTAAGTCGGCAGGCCATTGACCGACGACACGTCGCCATCGTTGACCCCATCCGTGCCATGCACCAGCTTGATTCGCTGGAACTGGACGCCGCCGATGTCGTCGGATGCTGCGGTCGCCCCGCTGCCCGGTGTGATGCCTACGTTGTCAGCCATTTGTTAGCTCGCCTGCGGGATGCGAATGGTGAATGAACTGGTGGAAAACGTGTTGCCGTTGGTCACGGATTGCGACGAGGACAATGCACCAGTCGCCAGCAGTCGTGAGTTGCCCGTGTCAGTGATGGCGTAGTGTGTTGCCGTGCCGGTGCCAGTCACGCTGCCGCTGGTCAGGGCCTGCACGGTCACCTGCCGACCGTTGGGCGAACCAGCAGCGGGTGCTCCAATGTCGCCAGCCCCCAGCGTTTTATTGCCGAGCGTCAGCGTGCTGGTGGCCTGCGTGTACGTCGTCGGCTCGCTGGAGCAAATGTCCAGCCGGTTGCCTTCGGTGTCCAAGACCGTCAGCCCGTTGTCAAAAACTCGGTCATTGAGAAATGGCATGTCCTAAACCTTTCCATCTATCGTGGCTTGTTACTGAATGGGTTCCACTTCAAACCGTGTCAGCCCGTTCGCCTCGATTACCCGGTTGAAATGACTGAACCCATCCTCATTTTCCGATATGTCGATAATCAGGCTGGCGAGAATCGCCCCGATAACCTGCGGGTCTGCTCCCTCAATGGGCGGAAACTCGCCTTGCCCCATTCCGGCCAGCAAGTCAACGAAGCTCTGTTGAGCCTGTGTGCGGCAACCGTAGTGCGTGACTGATTGACCGTCTGCCGAGAGCGTTGCTGAGAAGTTATTCGGCCCGTGCCCCAATGCCTCGGCAACAGCGTTAGCCCCGTCGCGGGTGTACGTTGGGGCAATCATCACGATTGAATATTTCCAGTCGGTTTGGCTCATTAGTAGCTGACTCCAGCACGTTTGGCTAACAAGTTGCGTTCAAAGTCTGCAATCGTTCCTTCAGGTGTTGCGGCTCCTCGGATAATCAGGGTGTAGAGGATGCCGGAGAAACGGAGAGACGTTCCGGCACGGGAGCCGATATAGACAATTGCGTTTGAATAGTTTCCAGACCCTTGAGTGCTTGTAGATGACGCAACAGAAACAGAATTTCTACGAACTGACACTGATGGAGCTGAAATGTTAGCTTGACCCGTTAAAACGCTTGTCGATGGTGCTTGCCATGCAGCAGTTACTGAAGTTTCCGCAAATTCTGTACTGGTTCCTCGACTTGCGAACGCCAACTTTGATGCCGAGCCGCTTGGTTCAAACAAACCGAATGACCCGTTGTTGGCGGAGACGCTGCCAGTTAATTCAGCCACTACACCCGTTGCCGCGTCACTATTCTTCCGCACCCCCGCCATCACGGTCATCTTGTCGGTGCTTGAAAAATCTATGCTCGTCGTAATCAGGCTGTCGTCTGACCCGTCTGCCAACAGGCCCCAGCAGTCTCGCTTGCCGGATTCGGTTACGTCGTGGGTGGTGGTGACTCGCTGGTAGGTGGTTGCGGAGGAGCCGGTTTCGAGTTGGGCACCCCAGACAAAAACGGTTGAACCATTCACGGCACTAGTCGTCAAGCCTGCCCAGCCGCAGGGAGCTGCTGCGACTGAAATTGTGCCTGAGCAAGTGATTCGATACCAACCATTCCCAGCGTCAGCGATTGAATAACCAGTGAGCGTGTAGCCTGTTCCGAATGTTCGCTGCGAAACGTAAAGCCCAGTCGTCAAGTCAAACCGAGCCGCAAAACCGTGCACGTAAGCGTTAGTGTTGGTAATGCCTAACTCGATTTGGTCGAACCCGTTTTTCTTGGCATAAATGCTCATGGTAAACGTGGTCGATGCTTGGGATGAAACTTGAGTAAAGTTCCCAAAAGCTGCGGTCGCTGTTATCGTATCGGCGGTAGTTGTTCCATCGGGGGCGGTTGTGGAATTTGCCGTGATGGTCGCTGAGTTCTTCGTCCACCCGCCACTCGTTACGTCAAACTGCTCGCTATACGTCAGCAAGTTTCTGCGACCACCATCGGGAGTCCGTGCCAAGGCTGGCCTGCTGCCGCTCGTTGTCTGGTAGGCGTGGTTGCCGGGAACCAGCCGTGCCGTCACATTATCCACCGTCCCAGCAAAGGCCGAATCGCCAGCCAATGTCAGCGTCTGCGTGCTGCTTCCGGCGAGGATGAAAAACGTATAAGTTCCCGTCGCTGTGATGGCGTAGGTTGTGCCACTGGTTCCAAGGCTGACCGTCAGCGTCCCTGCGGTCCTCGTCACGTCCATCGTGATGCGATACCACAGGCCCGCCGTGCTGCTAATCGTTTGCGTTAGGTTATTCGCCGCCCCGCCTGTCTTGGTCGCAACGCCGCTGCCGATGGTCCAGTTCGCCCCCTTAGTCCAAACGGTATCCGTGGCAAACGTGCCGTTGGAAACTAGGTCGCTGCCAATGGCGTCAAGACCGCCACGCGATGTATCAAGAATTAGCCCTACAGGGTCGCCCGGTGACGCTGATACTGTCAGGCCGTTTGCATCTTGAAACACCCAGCCCCGTCGATATGCCTGCTCTACGTCAATGGCGAGGCCGGGTTCGTTTTGCGCGAACAGATTGCGGACGTTCGGCTCTCCAGCTCCACCCAATAGCAGCAACAGGCCCATCTACTTCGCTCCGTATTTGGCGACCAACTGACCACGGCATCGGCTGCACCACGCAGGCCCAGTTCCGTTGATGTTCATGATGCAGCCTTTGTCTGGACAGTGCCCCCACTTGTCAGCGGCTGGGCTGGCCTTGACGCCAAGGAAGTGCCCAACTTCGTGCTGGACGCAGATGCCCGCCACTGGTGCCGTGATTGGCCGAGTTTGCGATAGGTAAACTTTGCCGTTTCCCATATAGACGCCGATGGCGTTATAGGTGACTTGTTTCATGAAGTAGAACCGCAGATGCGGCTTACTGCTCGACTCCACGAACTTGGCACCTGACACCTTCGACAGGTCCGCCATTGCCTTGCGAATGATGCCGACCGTCTGAGCATTGTTCATGCCCTTGAACGCGAAACCGGGATAATGCCCGTAGACCAGTTGGAACTTGAATTGGCGCGGCTTTGCCTTTGCCGCTGCCATTAGTTCAGGCTGGTCGATTGCTTCGATGTCACACCCGCAGAAGGCTTGCATTAGCTCACCGGCCTCAGAACGCAGACGATGTCACGGGCCGACGCTTCACTGCTGCCGGGTACGAGCTTGACATATTGCGGGCCGCAGAACACATCGACATCCAGCGGGCAGTAGTCGTTGGTGCTGACAGTGGCACTGTAAGCAGACGCCCCGCCCTTGGCCATCAGCGTGTTAAACGTGCTGTTGTTCCAGCTGGCTTGGAACGTGATCGACGTGCTGGTAAGCGTGCCTGGCGTGTAAAAGCCGACGAGCTGATATCGCGTGCAGTCCAGTGCCGCACTGGCATCAGTGCCCGATAGGCTCACGGTTTGGTAAATGCGTCCCGGTGCGTCCATTCAGTTTCCTCCTACTTGGATTCCATTTGTTCGGTGATGTCGGCAATGCGTTCCCAGAGCTTGTCCCGGTCCTTCCAGAGGTTTTCCCGGTCTTGGCGGCAGTTAATGACCTCAGTCTTCAGTTCGTCGAATTGCCGGACGAACCAGCGGCCCATGTAGGCCACGACGCCGCCCAGCGTCGAAACTGCCACCCCCAAGGCCCCGATTAAACTCAAATCCACAGGTCAACCCTTTCATGCAATGGCATCCGGCACGGGATATTCCATGCCCGCCGGTGCGTAGCCAATGAAAACCGTCCACCTGCCCGCCAGTGCCGTCTCAATGCTTTTCGGTGTCCATTCGTGGACGCCGTCGCCGTTCCAGTTCGCACCCCACGAATTAAGATTGGCGACGTTTCCGCTGCTGCGTCGCTGCCAGAACACGGTGCTGTGTCCGCCGCCGCTGCGTCCGTTGTAACGGTCGACGATCTCTTCATTGCAGCTGTCGTTCCAAGTTAGGCCGGTCTGAATTGGAAGGCCCTGTTCAAGCCAGTCCAGCATTGACTGTAGGTCTTTGAATGGTTTCGTCGTCTGGAGCTTGAACAGGAATTTGTTTGCAGCCGATGCGGGTTGCTGCGGGTTGTATCTCGACGGATACGGCCAATCAGACTCCAGGCAAAGTCCGTGCTGAGTTGCGACCCATTGGCCAGCGGAGAGCGTGCTGCCTTGGTCGCCCCTGATGCCGTCTTTTTTCTGGGACAGGTAATAGCCCGCCGCCCGGCTGAATGACGCCTTCCGACCTGTTGCGAGGAAGTAGCAAATTTGAAACACGGTCGCCAGTGCGTGGCCCTGACATGCACCCTGCTGGCCTTGGTCCGTAATCGAAACCACGCCCAGCGGGTCCGCTTGCGTGTTGAACTTCGGGAACGTGTCCTGATACCACTTCAGCAGCTCGCCCGATTCCGTGCCGGTCGATTCCAGCAGCGGCACGTTTTCCGAGTCAATGGCCCAGCCGAGCCTGCCCTGTTCCAGTTTGCGTCCGCTCATTGTCGGGCCTCTAACGCTTTCGCAATTTCATTCAGTGCGGCGAACCAGTCATCACGGCTGAAGCTGCCACGGCGGGTCTGCTCGGCCTTGATGGCAGCGTCTAATTTCGTTTTCCATTCGCCCCATTTCGCACACTTGGCTAAATCCGCACACTGCCGCCCGTCCACAGTTGCCTTCAGGTCTGCCAAGATGCGGTCAATGCTTCGCAGCTGGCCACCAACGCCGAATAGCTGCCCGGCTCCGTTGCGGTAGGCAGCAGCGAACTTGGCAGCGTTAGCAGCGTCTGCCGGTGCCATGTCGTAGGTTAACTGGCCGACGCCGTAGTCGTTTGGCACGATGTCCGGCTTCGGTTCCGGTTCCGGCTCAGGGTCCGGCGTCGGGTCCGGCTTGGGCGGGACTGGCTTGCCGCCAATCTCGAACTTAATTTCAGCGTCGTCGATGCCCTTGTCTGGGTCGAATACCGTCACCTCGACGACGTATGCACCCGCACCCGCAAACAGGTAAACGTTATCGGCCAGCTTTTCCGGTTCAACACGGTTGCCGCTGACCCGTGCCCGCACCCGCTGAAACTTGTAGTCACTCTTGACTTCCAGCAGCACGACATCCGAGACGCTGACGTTTGAATCGTCGCCCACCAGAATGCGGTTGCCTTGGACCTGCGGGTTGGTCACGCCAAGCAGTGCCTTCTTGCGGGTCACGGTCGTTTCGACTTGACCGAACGCAGACGACACCAGGCACAGCAGCAGGAACGTCGTAATGAAAAGCGTGGCGGATTTGTTACGCATTACAGCACCCCAAACGCAGCCAGAATCATCAGCACGATCTTGACGACCTGCTCCCAGTCGATTTGGCTCCAGTCGATGGCACTGACGCCGAGCTTGTCCGCCAGCTCCTCCTCAAAGGCAGCGGCGAAGTCTGGGTCACGGCGACAGCGGCGACGCAGCCAACGCAACCGAACCCGGTCGCCCATCTCCTGCTTTTCAAGGTTTGCGTCGATGGCTTGCAGCATTGTCATTTTTCGCCCCCGTGGATTTCCGCCAGAACCGACAAGCAGCTGGTCAGCATCACCGCCAGCAGAACCAACCCCATGCACTCCGATGTCACTGTTTCGGCTCCAGATACTTGGGCGAGGTCTTGACCAGCAGCAGCGTCTCCAGCAGTGGCCAGCGTTTTGCCGCCAGCCCAATCAGTGCATTGGCCAGCCCGGTTAGCAGGATGATGAACGCTGCCTCAACGGCCAGCGACTGGTCAGGGCTGAACCCCACGCCTAGGTATCGCAAAAGAAACGCCGCCAGCCACGCCCATACGGACGAAGCAGCCACACGCACGAATCGGGTCACCAAGTCATTCATCAAACCACCTCCGCCGCTGGTGCGGCTCCCAATACTTTTCGCTGTAGTAACCACGCATCCACGCCAGTCGCCGGATATTGCCACCTTGGCCGCAGGGAAACGGACAGTCGCCAGGTTGCTGTCCTGCGTGAAATGCCTTTCGCCCCTCCGTTTCGTCCGCCTCGTAAGTTAAAAGCGGGCTGCCTTCCATGACTTTTGTGGCCATTCCTAAGCCTCCCGCTCCCGGAGAAACTACCGACCTAGAAGTTGTCGGGCCTTGGTTGCAAGTCCCGACCGCACCGGGGCTGTGATGCTGTGGACGGTGCCTGCCACGGTTTTCACCTTGCGCTTGGCCCAGACGCTGCCGCCACTCACCACGCCAACGACCTTGCCAGCGGTATTAACCACTGGCCCGCCGCTGTCGCCCGGTATCGCAAACGCAAACAGAACCAGCGACTTGTCGCCAATTGCCGCTACGGTTGACTTGAAACATCTGAGGCCCTGCCCGCCACCGAATCCGCAGACCCGCACAGCCTCGCCCTCCTTGGCGTCTCCGACCTCCAAGACGCTGCACCCGTCCGGCGCGTTGCAGTTCAGAACGGCCACATCCGCCTCCCGGTCCGTGCCCCGCAGTGTGGCCTTGTTGGTCGAACCGTCATGGAAAGAGACGGTAAAAGATTCGTTGCCGTCGGTGACGTGTGCAGCGGTCAGAATCGCAGGCCGGTTATCTGCCGCCTGGACGATGCAGCCGGTGCCGGTGCCGCCGTTGCTGTTGCCACGAACCACGACCAAGGCCTTGGCAACTTCCGGCTCGCAGTCCACGAATTCCCAAAGGTCAGTGCCAACGCCGACTTGCCCAGCAGCGTGCTGGACCAGCAAGAAAAACGCAACCAGAACTGATGAAGACAGTTTGGCGAGATACACGGATCACCTGCCTTTCCTTGACTGAGGATTGCTGCTCTCAGGCAATGGTAGCCATGCGTGTCCGTGTCCCGTCATCAACTTTTAGTCATTTGGGAATTTTTCCCGGATGCACTTGGCAGACTCACAGCAATGCTCGACCGGGCAGTAAACGTACCCGACCGGCCCTTTACTGGACTCCACCCGCATCAGCACGCCATGCACCGGACAGCGTGGCCGGTTCTCCTTGCGTGCCTTGTACCGAACTACTCGCTCATCCTGCTGTGTCACGCTTCTCCCTCCAGCACTGTTTAGGCATCCGCTCAATGCCGTAAGTCCGCTTGATGTCCCAGTACGCCAGCCGCTCCGCCTCATGCTGCCGCCATTCCGCTGGCCGATGCTTCCAGAACGGGTCAGGCTGGCACCCTTCTTCGATAATCGCCGCCCGTTCCTCCCACAGTGCGACCAGTTCGGCTTCGGTCATCTGGCCAGCCGCTTTTCAATCTGCGTAATAAACTCCGACACCTGCACCGCCGTGGCCTTAGGGTTCTCGCTGCGGTACTTGTCCGCCTCCAAGGCAATCCGCTGGTTACGCCACAGCGTCGACCGCTTGCGGGCCTCTTCCGCTCGCTGAGCCTTGATGTACCGAATCACCGCACCGACTGGCGGCATCGCTTCGGCGGTGTCGACCAAGTGCATGCAGGCCTTGGTTATCTCCGCCGTCTCGTACCGCCGCAGGGCAATCCACCAAGCTTCGACGTGCATCTCGTTGGCCTCCCGATTGAACGCCGCAAAGATGAACGCCACCGCTGCCGCCACTTCCGTTTTCGTTGTCATTCGCTGTATCCCTCTAAAAGTGCCTGCTGCCCCGTAATCCGCCCCGCTGCCGCATCAGCTGCCGCCGCCTTGGAAATGATCGCAGCCATGTTTGCTTGAGCCTGCTGGGCGAAGGTGACCGGCTTGCTGGCTGGCTGCTGTTTGGAAACGCAGAACGTCCAGCCCTGATAGTTGTTGGCAATTGCCTTTTCGATTCCGTCCCGCACAACTTCAGGCCCGTACTTGGTTAGAGCCTTCTCGACCTGCGTTACCAGTTTCTTCAGCCCCATCGGTTTGTATTTGTGGTTTCGCTGCCGCTTGTATTCCAGCCACTCCTCACAGATGTCCCGCACGCATTCGGGGAACTGTGGCGAGGGTTCAGGTGGAACGTCCGCAGGTGGCGGTTCTTTTGGCGGCTCACCAACAGCGGTCTGTTCTTCAGCACTTTCCCCCTTGGGGGATAAAGGGGGTTCTTCTTCCTTCTTACTCTTCTCTTCTGTACTCTCCTCTACTGTGGTCACGCTTTTGTCACAAACTTCTGTGACATTTGTCACAACTTTTTGTGACATTTCTGTGACACGTTCTTTCTGCTTCCGACGAGACGCTGAAATCCGCTTTTTTGCGGACTCGCCCAGCCATCGGTCCCAGTTCGGAAAACTGATGTAAGGCTTGCCGTCGGTGTCTACGCCATGCTCCAGCCATCCAGCATCCGCCATGAGCTGCGGAAAGTCCGGCAGGGAAGTCACCCGGCCAAGTGATGTTAGCGTGACATGCTTAACGCAGCCGTCCTGCGACTGCCTTGACGCCCACGCCCAGATTCGGTGCAGGTAGCCGACCACGACTTCCTCCCGCTGGCCAATCCGTTCCGCCATGTAGGTCACGGCTGGGTCTTCGTACAGGTCCAGCCGCATTGGTATCCAGTCACCTGCCATCATTCACCCCACATTACTACGACTTCCGTGTGCGGCTGCTCGCCCAATGCCGCCCTAAACTTGCTTAGGTTCGCCTGGTACACCCGTGAATCATCCACCCACAGCTGCCCGTTCAAGGCATCCGCCAGCGACTTGAACAGGTTGTCGACATCCGGCTTGCCCAGATGCGGCATCCGCTCCGTGCCTAACTTCTTCGGCACCTTGACCGGTCTTGGGAACACGAATCGCACCAGCACTGTAACCGGCACGTCCAGCGGCTCGCCTTGGTACGCTTCCGCAGCTGCGAACCGGGCCGCAGCCTTGAACGCATTGACCGGGTCACGGGTCGGCGTGTAGTTCATCGCCATTGCCCGCCCGTGCATGTGCATCACCTTGTGCCGCTGCCGTGGCTGGGCCACCGGGATGCCGGGGATAGTGAAACGTAAAAGCATCGTCGCCTCCGTGGTTTAGCCGAATAAAAGTCTGTATTGTTCCTGCCTGCTTCGCTTCCATACGGTTGCCGATGCGTGGTCCTCGCAGTGCTGAGCCATGACCACGCCGCGAACCGACTTCCGAAGTTCCGCCCCATACTTGAAACTGTCCCAACTACTATCGAGCCCGATGTTCCGCGCCACGTTGCAACTGTCCACGCTGGCGAACGGGTATCGGCTGAACAGCGTCGGGTCCATCATCCGCAGGCCGTGGACCTTGACTTGCGGTCTGCCATCGCTGTCGCACAGCACCGCCATCGCTTCGTTCATGCGTTCTTCCCAGACCTCGCTGCCTGGCCTGCTGAACTCGCCGCTGCTGCCCAGTGCAATCCGTGGAAACAGCGTCATCAAGTCCCGCAGCCAGTCCAGCGATTCATGCAGGTGCCACACCGGAACGGATGGGATGTCGCTGTGCCGCTCGACCCAGTCATCCACCAATTGAATATTCCTTGCCTCGTCGCCATCGATCACGTCTGGAATTAAGCACCAGTCGAAACCGGGATGCCGATACCAGTCACGAACCCATGCGGCATAGGCATCGCAATCGACCTCGCCTTTGCCTGCTCGCCAGTGGCTGAATGCACCGTTATCTAGTGCGAACGACTGGCACATTTCGGCCACTAGTCCGATCTGGTCCGGTCGCTCAAAGCTCACCAGTCCATGCCTCCCCTTCAGGATTTGCACAGCTGCCGCGTCTGGCGTGATCGGTGTTCCGTGATAGCGAATCATTGCAATCCTTTTCAAAACCCCACCCTCGCCCGGCGGCTCTACTCAACCGGCAGCGGCAAAGATTACGCCGCCGACCCACACAGGTGCGAGGATGGGTTAATGATGCAGGCCGGAATCGAACCGGCAGCCCGTACGTAGCCCGCCTCGCTGCATCAACGCCGCAGATTCACCGACTGCGGCACCAAGGCCGTTCCTATTGCAGCCCTGCGGTTTATTTGCGACAGATTGTCCGCTGTCGCACCGGTTCGCCTGCGGATGGAAGCACATCGCAGGCGACAGGGTTACGACTCCACCACCTCGCCTTCCGCCTCGATCACTGGCAGCGGTTGCCATTCATTGAGTTTCGACAGCTGCACGCTGCGAGCCTGCGGATACTGAAACTGCTGGTCATCACGCTCGAAGGCATCGGCCACTTCCGCCGACAGTTTCAGCCACTTGCTGGCGCGGCGGAAAACGGTTTTCTTGGCCATCTCCGACCACCAGTCCTTCCAAGGTCCGCTGCCACCGGCGCGGCTGGATGCCCGCACCTTTTCCACCTCCTCCACGCTCATCACTTCGGACTTCGTGCCGCCATCGTTGAACACCACTCGGCAATAGACAGCGATGATCTTGCCCGCCTTTTCCGGCTTGTCCGCATCCGTCCGCAGGTAGTGCGGCGTGTGCTTGGTCACCTCGCCAAGGTCGTAAACGAACAGGTCGCCTTCGTGGACAACGTCGGCGTGGATGCTGCGAACCGTGCCCGACCGCAGCACTAGGTCCACGATGCCCTTGTAATCAAGGATCAGCGTGCAAACGTCGCCGTATGGGATCAGGTGCGCATGCCGCCCGTCTGGTTCCAACCCCCACTGGGACAGCTGCAGCATGCAGTTCAGGAAACTTTCCGGCGTGCAGCTAGCCAGCTTTGGCGTTTTCATCAGGGCCGTCAGTCCCGTTCGCACCATCCTTTCCGGCGTACAGTGCTTCGGCAGCACCCGCGCCACTTCGTTCTTAAATGCCTCACTGTTCAGATGGTCCCGAATCGCCATCTTGCCGCCTGCCTTTGTTGTCGCCACCGTCGTTGCTGTCGTTGTCATACGCTTACCTCGCTTGCTGCTGAAATCTTGCGAACGAGCCACAGCGGCGCGGTCGCTACCTTTATAGGGCGGTCCAGATATTGGTCGATGTCGAAGTCGACCAAGTCTTCAACTGCCTGGTGCATCCGTGCCTCGCTGTCCAGCTCGTCCATTAGCTGTGTGAAATCCAAAGGGAAAACCTCGTGCCCCGGCTGCGACTGAATGCCGACCACCATCACATGCGGACGCTCGCCGGTCAGCGTTTCGATGCCGTTGCGGTAGAACGCCAGGCGAACGTCGTAGAACATGTTGGCCGCTTGGCTGATGAACTCGTCCTCGCTGGCCGCTGATGTCGTCTTCCAGTCAATCAGCACGCCGCTGGTCAGCATGTCAACCTTGGCGCGGCACTCCACGCCGCTGCTTTTATGCGTCCAGAAGATTTCCTTTTCCGTGTGCCCGGTGCCAAGGAACTTGGCCACCTGCTTGCATGCATTCAGGTGTGCCCAGATACGCTCCAGCCGGGTCCAGTCGTCATCCGTGACAATCGTGCGGCCTGCGTTAGCCTCCTTCCACGCTTTGCCTTCCTTGGTCCGCATGTCGAGCCCAGCAGGTCGCCGCACTAGGTCCAGCCTGTCAGGGCCACCCAGTTCGATCATCGTGTGAACCAGAGTTCCGAACTGCATCGCCGGCGTGGGTTCGTCCTTGGGCCAGTCCTGCACTGCGTGGACGTGGTGGAAGGTGATCGGGCATCTTAGGAACTGGGCCAGCTGGCTGCTGGATAGTTCGGGGCGGGAATGGTAGTCGGTCATGGGCTTGTCCTAAAAAAGTGACGGTTGATTCAACTTCGCTTCTTCGTCCGCGAGGAACTTGCTGGCCCATTCAAAATAGGACTGCTTCAGTTCGACGCCGATAAACTTGCGGCCAGTCTGCACGCTGACCACGCCCTCGCTGCCAATGCCAGCAAACGGACTCAGCACGACATCGCCTTCGTTCGTCCACAGCTCCAGACACCGCTCGATAACATCCAATTGCAGCGGGCAAATGTGCCGGTCGTCTGCTTCCTCTCTGGCCATGCGTCCATTCAGCGTCCGGCTCTGGTTGATATCCATCCAGACCGGGCTGGCGTACCGCTGCCAGACATCAATGCTCAAGTCGCCATTGTTGTCAAACGTGGACTGGTCGCCGATGAACCGCTCGAACCGACCGCTGACTGGGCTTTCGTTGTCGCCGCCTTTGCGAAATGTGCAAACGTAGTCGGGGATGCCTTGGCGTGAACGGCAACTGTCCTTTGTGATCTGCTTGTGCAGCAGGCCCAGAGCCTTGGTTCGCTGCATCTCTACAACCGGGTCTTTCCAAATCACAACTTCAGAATGCAAGATAAACCCGGCGTCGATCATTGTTTGTTCGATTCCATTCCGAAACGGCTTAATGCCGATGTATCCGTCTCGCTGCTGAACCGCCGGAACATTGCAGCAATGGACGCTGACCAGCCTGCCCGGTTTAATCAGTCGATAAAGCTGGTCCGACAGAAAGCGGTAGTGCGTGAAAAACTCCTCATCCGTCTCGCAGTTGCCCATGTCCCGCTCGCTGTCGCTGTAAACGTAGAGCGACGCAAACGGCGGACTGAACACGGAATAATCAATCGACTCATCCGGCAGTCCTTGCAGCACCTCGCAGCAGTCGCCTCGAAACAGATGCCACCTCTCGCCTTTAGCCTGGTCTATCACTTGCATGCCACTGCTCCTTCAATAAAACTCGGAACCTGAATCGATACGCTTGGGCGGTAACGCTGCTTCAGCATGTCACCGTTCCATTCGATGCCGTTACTGCGAGACATCGCCTGAGCCATCCCTGATTGCATAACGGCGTGGTCGCTTTCCTTGCGGGCCACTGCCGACTCAATCGCACTGTCGCTGTCTGCGATCACGATATGAATCTTGACCGGCTTTTTCTGGCCGAACCGCCACGAACGCCTGACTGCTTGGTAGTACGCCTCGAATGAGTAACTCAGCCCAGCGAAAATCTGCGTGTCGCAGTGCTGGAGATTTACACCAAATCCGAAAATGCTAGGTTTTGTAATCAGTATTGGATGAAATGTATTTAATTGCGGTTTGCAGCAGTTCAATTGAGTCATTGAATCCGCCGATTGACGTGTTGCACTTTGTGCATAGCAAGCCACGGACCCTTCCAGTTTCGTGGCAGTGGTCAATATGCAATCGCTCGCCTCGCCTGTTGCTTGCTTTTGTTGTTCCGCAAATCGCACATCCTCCGTTCTGTCGCTCAAGGATTTCTGCGTAAATGACGCTGGTGATTCCGTATTTTCTGCAAAGTTGCTCGTGACGCTGTTCTCTCGTCCTTCTCTTTGCATATCCAATGCACTTGCTTCTAAACTCTGCGTCTGATGCGTACAAGGATCTCCGCTTAGCGTTGTTTTTTTCTGCTTGCTCTTTTGTTTTCTTAAACTTATCTGGATTCCTGCGTCTGTACTCTTCCATGTACTGCTTTCTTCGTTCTCTATTTTCTGACATCCATTTGGCTGCTGCTGCAATCTTTTTGGCTCTGTTTTTCCTGTGGTAATCTCGCTGGTACGTGTCGCTTTTTTGCATCGCATCATTCCTTTGCGATTAGGCTTGCTTGTTAATCCGCAAAACCATTCAAGTGCTTGATCCTTAAACTCCTCTGTATCGTCACCGCGAACCTCGACCGCATCCGGCAGATGCTTCCGTAGTTCGTCGGCCTCGTAATTGGTATCGCACCAAATCAGCACCGGGCCGCTGGTAGCCTTGGCCAGTTCCGCCGCCCGTTTACACCTGGCCTCATTCGTCAGCCGCTTTTCTTCGTGCATCGTCGTGGCACTAATGCCCGCTGTGTTGAACAGCATGCCGCTCGGTGCGTTGTCGATTTCTGGCGTGACGTGGTGCCGCTCAATAATCATTTGCGGCAACGCGTATCCAGCATCCTCGCCGCCGATATCCGATGGCTTGCTAATACAGACCGCCCACTGGCTGACCCATGACCAGAAGTCACGCTCGGCATGACCACGCAAACGCCACTTGCTGGTATCGCCGCTATCGTGGACGAAGTACCGATTGAGCATGTCCACCGGCTCGCAGATGCCAAGGAACTCAGCGTGGTTGCCCAGTTCCATATGATCATTCGGTGCGGGTGTCGCCGTGCAGGCCAGCCGGAATCGAGTCTGGCCGTAACTCTCTTTCAGCAGCTTCCGCGTGACGCTGTTCATCCCCTTGAGAATCGACGATTCATCCAGCACGACGCCGCAGAACGTGGCCGGGTTGAACTTGTGCAGCTTCTCATAGTTGATCAAGTTGATGCCGTTGATGACTTCGTCCTGGCTGTCGGCCACGGTCACCGGCGAATCAATTCCGAACTTCTCCGCCTCGCGTTTGGTCTGGCTGCGGACTCCGACTGGGCAATGAACCACGACTGGCAAGCCGCAGTGCTGATGAACCAGCCGTGCCCATTCAAGCTGCTGTAGCGTCTTACCCAGCCCGCATTCCTCGAACAGTGCCGCGCGTCCTCGCTTGATTGCCCACTGAACCGCCCGCTTCTGCCAATCAAACAGGTTCTGATTTAGCTTGTCGGTCCCGATGTCGAATCCGTATGCCTCGACTCGCCGCTGCTTCCGCTTGATAAACGCTTCGTAATCCGTGACCATTCCACCAGTCCCCATATAGCCAGCCCACAGTAAACCGCCTGCAATGCCGCCTGTGCGTAGATGCCGTGCATAATGTCGACCACGCACCAAGCCGCATTGGTTACCGTCCAGATTGCAAAGCACTCTTTTCGGTGTTTAATATTCAGCACCGTTGCCAGCAGTGATGCCGATGCCAGTAGCCACATCATCGAACCGGCTCCGTGAGACATTCGATCACGTAGTAGTCCGCGTTCCATCGCTCGACCGCTCCGGCGTCCAATCCAGCCGCCTCGCAGATTTCGGCAACGGTCGTCATCCATGCCGGAATGTAGACCGCGTTACGGATTCGCAGCCGCTTAAATGTTTCAAGCTTGTCGTGTAGTTGTTTGGATGTCACTCGCTCACCCTCCACGCTTCCGCCAATTTCCCCGTCACACCACACCGCTGAATTCCGACAACTTTGATCATCCGCGCCCGCTCAACTTCCGCCGCTCGTTTCCTCACCGACTCCGCATTGACTGCCAGTCCCATCGCCACTGCCTTGGCACCGACTTCGTTTGCCGTTGCCGGTTTGCCGATGGCTGTCAGTGCCGCCAAAAATGCCGCTTGCAACTGGCCAATCTTCGGCTTGATTTCCTCGGCCGCTGTCCGGCTCGTCATCGGATCACCTGCCCGTGCCAGTGCTGGTTCAACGTCAAACAGACTTAGCTGATTCATCGCTCGCCTCCCGCCGTCTAATTTCCCTGTCGATGTACCACGCCGCTTTCCGCAGGTCTTCCACTGCGTCTTGTTTCAAGCCGGCTCGCCATACGTACTTGATGACGTTGCCAAGGCAGTAATTAAAATGCTGCGTTACCTCGATACACTCCACGCCGCTGGGATGCTGGCGATAGTGCTGCGGGTTGATACTGTCAGGCTGGGTCGACATCGTCTTCATCCTCCTCAGCCAACTCCCTGATACGTTCGACCAGCGACTGGCAGTCAGGCCACGGACTTGGCCGCTGCATCACTTCAGGCAGCACGCTGTCCAGCAGGCCCAGCACGGCGGTCGTTCGCTCAGTCAGTCGCAGGTCAGGCGTTGTCACCATCAGCACCGGGTAGGCATCGACATCGATGGCGGTTACTTCCATCATCTCGCCGCACCACTTCACCTTGGCCGATAAACACTCAGGGCTGAACGCCTGAATCTGATAGCCGGGGATTCCGAATCGCAGCATTTCCAAGAATTGCACTGGTGTCATCGGAGTCCGTCTCCTACGCACGCCTCGACCTTGACTTCAACCCGGCATAGCGGCTGCTTCTCCTCGCGGCTCGCTTCGACTAGTGCTTGCTCCCATGTTTCACGCAGCAGGCCGGGACCGTTGTCGTAGATGTTCAGCCAGTAGGTGCGTCGAACATGCGGCTTAAACTCGCGCCCGATATCATGGATGTCATCCAGCCCAAGAAAAACGCTGCCATCTAGTCGCCAAATTTTCGGCACCCAAAAATCGTCGCCGCGAGCATCTACCAGCTTGTACCGCCCAACCAGCATTCCATCCGACACAGCATCAACCACGGCTTCGCGTCCGTTGCGTGTCGTGTACTTGCCAACTTCGAGCGTTCTCATTTGAATTTGCGTTGTCATCTCACCCTCCAATCGCCACGACCATCGAACCGACCACCACCAACGCCGCCAGTGCAAACACGCACCAGAAAACAAACTCAGCTCGGTCGCCGTGCCGCTTGTCAGCCTCGGCGATCTCGTCCTCAACACTGGCTTCCTGTTGTTCCAGCCAGCGATAAATCTCCAGCCGGATGTCAGCGGGTATCTGCCTGGCGTTTCGTAAGTAGGCCCGCATGGTGCCGCAGCTCCACTCATGGCAGGTTCGTGTCCAGTTGCAGCACGGCACCGATACCAGAATCAGGCCATTGCTGCGGACGGCCTCCCATGTTCTTGCAATTGTCTGCATCGCATTTGCTCCCAGAAAAAAAGGCCATCCGTGGCCAACCTTGAATCCTGCTAATCCATCACCTTGACGATCCTCGTCTCCGCTCCCACGGTCTTAACCGAAGACCGCAGCTCCCTAACTGCATCCGACCAGCCCTCTTGAAACTTGCGGCACTGTTCGGCAATCTCTTCCGGTGTCGGGTCGGTAAATATCTGACCCTCGCCCGTTTCCTCTTGGCGATAGTGCGATACCGATTGCCGGGCTGATGCTTCGTTGTTGGCTTTCCGCAGGCCCTTGAAGTAGTCAAAGCATTGCTCGAACACGTCAGCGGCTTCGGCCTTTTCCTTTGCCTCGGCGATGCGGCCAGCGAGTCGCAGCCGGGCCGACTCACGCTTCAAGCTGGTGCGTTTGTTGCGAAGATACGCGGCCATGTCGAAAACGATTCGTGCCAGTGCTTCACGGTGCAGGGTGTCTGCCTGCGCGAAGTCGTCGGCGAATGGTTGCTTGGTCAAACAATCCCTCGCAGTCTGCGGACTCGCCGCAAATCTCTCTGACGCTTCAGTTCCAGCTGCCGCTGATGGCCAGCAAACATCTGAACCATCTCGCTCACCCTATAACCTTCCGCACGCCTTGCCATCTCGTCATCACTCCAGCCGCTGCGGATTTGCTGTAGCCGTTCCATTTCCTCACATGTCAATTCCAAGTTCAAAATCATGCCAGCACCTCAAGCAATAGCCCTACTCGATAGTTTACATTCGCCGCCACGTATTGCAGCAGCCGAATCCTCGGCAACGTGTACGATTCCATCCGTTCACCTGTTCGCTATAGTTTCCAGTATCGCAAAAAAACTACGTGCATTCGCTGATTGAAATACCAAGCACCTTGGCCGCTCTGACTGCCAGCTTGAGACTGACGCCGCGTTTGCCTCGGACAACGTAACTCAACATCGAATGCGTACAACCTATTTCGGCAGCGGCACGGCGTAAACTCCAGCCCTTTTGCCGAATGCGTTTCTCAATTTGTTTTGCGAACTTGTCCATGCCAGGCGATTGTAACGGCTGTTACCACTAACGCAAGCCGACAATCGGAAAATATTTTGCCAAGTGTCGTAACCCCGCACGGTAACAAAACCCCGTAAATTCCCGCCGTTTTCCCGTGCAGGAAAATTAACCGAACAGGCCCAGCCCGGCCCCGTAAAATGACACTGGCGAGCAGGTCAGGCATGGAGGCGGGGCAATGTTCGACTGGGACGATGGCAGCGACGACTTCGACGATACGATCATCTGGGCGTATGCTAGGCAGCGTCACGCTTGCCGTATCTTGCAGTCACTGGCCAGCCGGTAGTTCCGCACGCTGAACTCGCCGCTGGCCTCGACCTCGACTTCAGCAAGGCCCCAGTTAGTGGAATTAACCCGTGCGTATTCGGGATTTAAATCGCACAGGCACCCGACGCTGAAGCAGGCGATCTCTTCGTGTCGCCAATTCGGCTGCACGTAGGTGCTGGTTCGATGATGATGCCCGACCAGCACGCTTGCCGTTGTCCGCAGGAACGCCGAACGGGCTGGCATCGCTGGCACAAACTGCCCGCTCAGTTCGTGGCCATGAAAGATTGCCAACTTGCCCGCCATCACCGGCCTGCCATCGCCGACCACTTCGATGCCTAACTTCTTGCAGCCGAGAATCGACGGCAGTCTGACCTGCGGCAAGTCGCTGATTTCCGGTGCATGGTTCCATAGCCAGTGGTCGTACCGCTCATCGTGGTTGCCCATCTTGTAGACCAGCCTCGCCCGTGGGAACTGCGACCGCAGCCACTTGAGCCCATCCCGCTGGAGCTTAATTTCCCGCTTGAAGTTCCGCTTCTTCGGGTTCTTGGTAAACCGGCTGATGCTATAAAAGTCGCCGTAGTCGCCATTCAGCAGCACGACATCGGGCCTGCGTCGCTTGAGGTAATCGACAGCTGCCGCCAGTGCCCGCTCGTCATGATAGGGGATGTGGATGTCTGACAGAATGCCAACACGAATCCCGCCACCCAACTCAAACGGCTCCCACTTCTTCGCCAGCGATGGCGGCAGTTTCGGCTTAGCCCCCGCTTTGCCTGGCGGTTTGAACAGCGACTTGTCCAGCGTTTGCTCTCGGCGAAATTTGCCGTTGACGCCACGCACAGTCCGGACCGCAGTCCGTGCCATCTCTAGATTCACCTTGCACTCGAGCGCAACACGCTTGGCCAGCGTCCGGCTCGGCGTGTCTGGGAACTTCTTGCACAATTGCTCAGCCAATACCCGGTGCGGTGTCTTGGGCTTCATCAGTCGCCTCCTGTTGCGGTTGGTAATCGTCGCAGGCGAGACAAACCTGCTCCGTCTGTCCGTGTCGATATTTGCGGTGCGTGCAGATGACGTGCAGCGTGCAGCGATAGACCGGCTCCATCACGCCACGACTTCCGCAGAGGTGACTGCGAAGGTGGAAGGCAATCGGGCCGCGATGCGTGCAGGGTGTCATCCGCCAGTCCAGTTGGTCCATGTTGCCGGTTGCCACTGAATCCATGAGCCTTTGAAATCGAACAGGCCCACGCCGAATCCGCCGCCGCCAGTGCCTCGGCTGGTCGTCCAAGTCACTTCCGTTTCCCAGCCAAGGAAACAGGCAAACTTTTCACCGTTGCGTTCAATGTCGCCAGCGGTTCGCAGATTCAACCAACTCGTTCCCTGATTAAAATTGAGGCTCAACGCCTGCTTACGTTCCCAGACGCTGGTACAGTCTTGGGCCAGCAGTGGGCCGGGAAAGAAGTGCCGAACCGTGAATCCGATGCGGTGCCCGGTTCCGCCCGTAAGCGTAAACGGGCCGTAGCTTAACTGGGTTGTCGGGCTGGAGTTGTTGACTTGCTCAAACCCATACATCGTCGCCGTGTAGCTTTGCGTGGTCGAGGTGACGTCCTTCTGCCATAGGTGATAGGCACCAGTCTTGATGATGTCGCTGCCGACGCTGAACAGCAGTTTGTGCGTGATGGCCACGGACATCGAATTAGTTTGGCCCGGTGCCGCTGCCGGTGTTGTCCAGTTCTCCATCGCCGACGGGACAGGTAGTCCGGTCGTGCCGGTTTGGTGCGTCCACTGGCTGAACCAGAACCCACCGTTCGGGAATCCAGTAAACCCCAGGTAGACGGGGGACGTGCTGTCTGCGTCGAACTTTAGGCGGCTTGTCTTGGTCGTGGCCGTGCTGGATGGCGTCGGGGCCAGCGACTTGCAGCCGGTGCCATCAATCAGCGTCACCTCGTCAAACGGATTGCCGTTCTGCGTTGGTGTGCTGGCAAACGATTCCGACCAGTCCGGCGTCGCCTCAGGGCAGCAGGTACAGCATCCGCATCCAATCAGACCGACCATGTTTAGCTCGCGTAATAAAGCCCGCTGGTCTGGTCGAAGTCGATGGTAAACGTCTGCCCGCTGGCGACGGTGATGCTGTAGCCGTAGTCGATGTAGCCAATCAGCTGGTCGCTGCTGGCGGTGTCGTTGTAGATGACGGCATAGCGGAATGGCCCGATACTGCCGCCGCTGGCCGTCCATGTCACATCGCTGGCGATGAGCGTATAAAGCCCGCTGGACTGCGACGACGCCGTGACCGTTATCGTCGCCCCGCCTGCCGTGTAACCGCTTGCCGTTGACAGCTCGCCGCTGATATCTGCCTTAACGGTGTTGCTCAAACTCGGTGCCGTGTTCGTTAGCAGCACCTTCAGCGTATCGCTGCCGAGGTTGTGAACTTTTTCGTGAACCGCTTCGACGAACGAATAAAACTTAGTCAGTGTTGGCATTCTGCCCTCCGTTACTCAAACCCACCACCTACGCCAGCCCCGCTATAGCGAATCTCATACGACCCCGTGACCATGCTGGCCGGCGTCAGCGTGCCCGTATCAATTGCCTCGCCGACCGTGCCGCCTGTGCCGCTACCCGCTCCCGGCTCCAGCGTTGTGCCCTCATCGTTGCAGTCCTCAGCGATCACATACCACCCGCCGTTGATCCACGCAGCGATGCCGTAGCGGTCGCCGTTGACGCAGACCGCCGACGTGGTCCAGTTCATGACCTTGATGTCCTGCCCGCTGTCCTCAATCTGCTGCGTCGTCGCCGCTTCCTTCCACACGTCGCAGATGACGCCGCCGAGTAAGGTGCCGACCCGACCGGGGATGCCGCCAGATGGGGCTTTGATGAGCTTGAACGTCTGCTGTGCCGTAAACATCCGTGGCACCTTACGGGCCATCGGCTGCTCTGGCGGCCTGCTGCCGTTCGCTTTGTACCAGGCGACCATCTCACGCAGCCGCCGAATGTCGTCGTCGGATAGCTGCATTACTTCAGGTCCAGTGGGGCAAAGGAAGCTGGCCGGTAGTTCAAATAGAAAAGGTACACGTCAAAGTCTGTTGGCGGCTCCGTATTCGGCGGGCAAATTTGCGAAGGGCTTGAGTACCCTTTCCGCAAACCGTGTCCATTCAACGCAATCGGCTCCGACGGTGCGACCCAGAGCGGGGTGTTTACGTCGTTGTCTAGCTGCAAAAGTGCAATTGGTCGTTTAGCGTAGTAGGCAGCATTTTCTCCAAGTTGCGTTTCAATGTCTGCTCTTGTCAGCGTGTCAGTTCCTTTGCCGACAAACTGACCCTCCCAAAGCATTTCGTTGTATCCTTCGTCTCGCACCTTATCAAACCAAGTTTCGCCGTATCGTTTCGCACTTAACTGAACGCCACGCCGAAACCACAATCTGCCGTCTCGCCAGTGGTCTTCTTTAATTACGCCAGTGCATAGCAGTTCATACGGCCCGTATTCCAACTTCATCCGCAAGCCGTCTTTGTCGTACTGCGTCATCACCACATCGTCAGTATTGACGCAGTCAATCCAGTCTTCCCACCCCTCTGACCAGTTGCGGTGCCAAGTCCAATAAACGATTTTTTTGCGATACCAACGGCGGGAAACTTTTCCAATTTGGTCATTCGCTGAATTGACCAACTGAGATGGGTAGTAAGTGCCTGCTTCTATATCGGGTGCGACTGCGATCCTGTTTGCTAGATACGGTGGAGGCTGAAGGAACCCGCCGACGCTTCTCGGATCATTGCTAAACGGCGAATCAGTTATCCCGCATAGATGTGCCCCGTATGCACGGTCTTCCGTAAACTCCTCCAGCGTCACTTCCAGCCGTGGTGCGATCTCCTCCGGCGTGCTGGCTGGCAGTCCTTCAATCGTCCGCTCATATCGGTTGATTGCGTTTGTGAAGCTACACACGACATCAAACGTGTTCTTTGCCTGCGTGTCGCTGCGTCGGCGTGGGACTCGCTGGTAGCAGTAGACCGGGGCGGATATGCCAACGATGGTGTATTCTTGCCCGATGCGTGGCAGGTCCGCATCCAGCAATGCCGCCGAGATACCGCTGGCCGTAACCTGCCACGTTTCCGTGTAGTCGTATTGCATGTAGCCGTCGATTAAGCGTTCGGCCAGTTCTTGATTGCTTCGGTCGCCCATTATTCAATCAGCCCTCTGCGTTGTGCCTGCCTGTCCAATTCAACACGGACTAACTCTTGCGATGCGGCAACTTGCTTTTTCAGCTCGTTCAGGATTTCAAGCTGCACCTGTTCCTGCGTTCCGCCTGGGTTGCCCTTTAACGCACTGCGGTTCAGTGCTTCCCGCTGGTCCGTCCGCAGTGAGTAGTCGCTAAAGTTAGGGTCGAACTGCCGGGCCTGCTGGAAGAAGTTAACCAGCGAGTCGGCGTTGAGTCGCCCTCGCACCTGCGTCACGAACTTGCCCCGGTTGTTTGCAAACTGCCCCATGCCGACCTGCTCAGTTGCGGCCATTGCTTCCGCTGCCCGAACGATGTCACGACCGGGCATACCGGAAACGCTTGGCGATAAGCCTGCCGCCCCGTTCTTTCCGCCGAGGGTGTTATTGACGAACTGCAAAACCTGCACCATCTTGTCCAGCCACGGTGTCAACTCGACCGCCAGTTTGCGAATCAGACCAGTCCAAGTGTCTTGCAGTTTCTCCGTCTGCCCGACCATCTCGCTAATTGCCGTGACGCTGTCATTTTTCAGCGTTAGGCCCAGCTCGTCAGCGGTTGCCGCAATCTTATTGAGATTATCCAGCCCGCCACCCAGCAGCGTGGTAAGTTTGGCGTCATCTGTTCCAAACAACTTGGCGACAATCAAGCCCTTGCTGCCTTGGTCCGGTAGCGTGCTAATCTGCTGCACGACTGTGCGGAACTGCTCCAGCACTGGCATCTTCGACAGGGCAAACATGGAGTCCATTTCCAGCCCAAGTTCGCCAGCCAGTGCCTTGAACTTGCCCATGTCACGGGCAGATAGTTGGATATTCTGCTGCATTGTCCGCAGTGCTGGCACGACCGTATCGCCGCTGACTTCGCCGCCACGAATAAAAGCCTGCTGTACACGAACCAAGTCATTGAATGGAATCTGCAAATCTTCCGCAGCGTCCGCCAAGTCCTTGATATTTGCGATCTCCTTCTTGACGTTGTAGCCGAGTATGCCCACGCCAGCCGCACCGGCAGCACCAGCCGCCATCAACCCGGCCTTACCGATAGACCGCAGCGATGCGTTTACCTTGTCCAGCGTTTTCCAAACCGGCGACGCTGCCCGGTGGATTGATGTCAGTTCGCGGGCGATGTCCTGTTTTGCTTTGGCATACTGGGCCGCACTCACCTTGCCAGCGTCGAATAGCTTGTTCAGGTTGGTCAGGGCATTGGCGGCTTTCTGTTCCGCCGTTGTGTCGCCGAGAATCTTTTTAAGCAACTGCGTCTGCGACTTCGTGGCCAGCATTCCCTTAGTGAAGTTGCTGGTATCGGCAACCATCTTGTAGGACAGCGTATGTATCGTCGTGCTAGCCATGTCCTAACCTCTGGAAAAAGTCCATTGCCGCCTGCGGGTCCATGCCCTTTTTTTCTTCTGCTGCCGGAAACCAGCCGTTGAGATAGCCGAACGCCCACCACTCGAACAGCTGCTCTCGGTCCAGTTCGTCGGCCACCGCATCTGCATCCAACCTGCCGCTAAGTTCGGCGAGCTTCAGGTGCAGAAAACGCCGATGGTTGTGCCTTAGTCGCCGGATGTTTTTTTTAGTTTGTCGCCGATGTCCTCATCACTCAGCCCGGCCAGCGACATCGCCACATCCGCCAGTCGTGTGACTACCGCCGATGGCATCTGCCGCATCGTAGGAAAATCGTCTTCCGTCAGATAAGGTTGGCCGTCGTCGCCGACCACGCACAGACTGACAATCTTTAGCCGTGCGTCCTGCTGCCGCTGCTTGTTGACCTTGTCGCCTGGACGCAGCCACAGGTCGAACTCCCGCACCCGCATCGATTCCGGCAGTTCCCGCATCTTGACCACGCCAAACTCAGGCACGTCAACGCTAACAATCTTCGTTTCCCGTGCCTTCAAAAACTGCTCTCGATTCACCGTCTGCTCCTTAGGTGTTGTATAAATCGAACTTGACCTTGCATGCCGCCGTGTCTGAGATGGCGTATAACGTCACGCCAGCCCCGATATGGAAGCAGGCTTGCCCGCCATTCGCTGGCAACTTGATTGCGTTTGCACCGGCACTGACAAACCGCAGGCTCACGAAGTTGGTCGTATCCAAGTTGGTCGCCACGATGTAGCCCGGCACGACATCGCCGAACGCTACCGTTTCCTCCGATGTTCCGACGTCTTGGCAAACGCTGCCAGCCCGTGCTGTCGTCTGCGTAAACTGCCGCGTCTGTGTTTGAGTCGTTTGCCGCAGATAGCCATTAGTCACGCTCGCCCCGACCGTGACGCTGATTTCATTTGCCATTACTCGTCGTCCTCCTCATTGACTGCCACTGGTTCCGGTACGCTGCTAATCTGGTCCGGCTTGATGCCGAACTCCGTTTCAACCAGCACCTTGACCGCCGTCACAATCCACGGTTCCTGCGATGCGAACCAGTTGATGAACTGGACCCGGTGATAGGGCGGGTCGCCGGTGTAGCCGATCAGCCCGTACCCGTCGGCGATGATGCTTCTCAGCTGCGGAAACAGCGGTCCGCCGTCTTTGTCCTTGGCCGGATGCGGTGCCAGCCGTACACGTTCTGCCATCGGTTCCTCCAATTAGTTGCCCGGTGTCCATGCTGGCGGCGTTGCCCCAGTCCATTTCACGGTCAGCTCGCAGGTCTGGACTTGATTCGTTTGCAGCGTCGGGAACTTGACCCGTGTAACCAGTCCGGTTCCGGCGTAGGTTGCCGCAGTGGTTCCGCCAGGTGCGACCGGCCAAGTGATGGTGACGGTTTCCGATGTCGTGCTGGTTGCGTACCAGCCCGCCGTCGCCGCTGGGTCGAATTGTGCCGTCAGCGTCACCTCGCCTGGTTCCTCCAAGTCGCCCGCCATGTAAGTTGGCGAGGTGCTGGCCAGATGCGTGATGTCAATTGCTGGCCGGGAACGCTCGCCTGCGTCGATGGTCAACCAGTTCAATGCCCGGCTGCTGGTTCCGAACGTGATACTGCCGCCGTGCCCTGTGTCGATTCGTGTATTTGCCATTAGCTTGTCGCCTCCTGATACATGACGATGTAATCCCTGCTCACCCAATACCGTTTTTGACTTGAACCAGACACCGGCGGATCGAAGCCCCGACGATAGCTAACGTTGCCGGTGACGTTCAACACCCGCACCAAGTCGCCGCCAGTGGCCATTGAACCCCGGAACATTTGCAGAGGTGCGAGACGTACCGCTTCCGCAAGTCCGTAAGCAGCCGCAGCCGTGACGCCGTAGCAGTCGATCTGGATGCGGTTACTGCACACGCCGCTGATTCCGGCGAGGTGTTCCAGCGACTGGCCCTCGAATATCTCCATGACGATATAGGGCATCGTCGCCCCTTCCTTGGCGTCGTGGAAATAGATGCGGGCCGCGTCGCCACTGCCAACCAGTGACGTGATCGCCGACTTGGTCTTCAGGTAAATCCGCAGGCTGTTCAGGATGTCAGGCATTAGCGGCTGCTCCTGATAGACTTTTCGAGGCTGCTGATAACCGCTTGGTTTTGCTGAATCTGCGTTGAATCAACGGCAGGTGCCAGCCACCGCTTGGCCTCTACAAACGTTTTGCGGGTCGCCGGTTTGTCGCTCCAGAAATACGCCTTGTGCCCAAACTCCAGTAGGTGCCCGTGTGCGGTCGTGTTCTTCCGGTCCTTGCCTTTCATGTGCGGCTCCAGCTTTTGCCCGGTAATCGCCATGTGCAGCATCCCGTCATTCTTGGAAACCATCTTGATAGCGATACTGTCGGCCAGGGGTTTCCGCAGCATGTCACGGTCCCGCTGCTTCTTGCTTTTCTTCTTGTTGGTTCCGGTGCGGTCGCTGCGTGGAATCCGTGCCTGTGCATCCTTCTGCACAATCTTGGACGCTGCCTTCAGTGCGTCGGCCAGTGCTTTTCCACGAACCAGCAAATCGACTCGCTGGAGGTAGTCTTCAATCTTGACGTCTTCGCTGATGCTGGACTCAATAGCCATTTTCGCTCTTGCCATCAGACAACCACCTCCGTCGCCTGAATCATCAACTGCGTGTTGCTGTCCATCGCCAGCACTCGGCTAACTTCGTAGTAAGTCTGCGTTAGCGGCTGGTAGATTCGCATGTTCGGCAGAATCCCGGCGTAATACCGCATTTCGATTACGTGCGAGACAGTCGCTTCAATCTGCCTGCCGCGATACGTCTCGCCGCCGCTGACTGCGGTGATGCTGCACGGCAGGTCACGCCACAGCGTCGTTGCGAACGCCGGGTCGTCGCTGCCATCGTCGGAGGTTTCTTTGTAGACATAAATGCGATCACGGTATTGGCCAGCTTTTAATCTCACGGGTAGTTACTCCGCTTGAGCCGGGCCAGCAGGTTCTCATAGGCTTTGAATCCGCCAGTGATGACTTCGTTGCCCATCATCGTGCGTTCTTCAAAGTAGTACCCAATCAGCAGCAGCATTGCCTGCTTGTAAATCTGCGGCACCGAGATTCCGCTCGCACCGTACCCAGCCGTGTACGCTAGGCTGATGGCGTCCCAACGGTCGTAGGTTGTCGGCCATGCCGCGTTGCTATTGAGCCACACGCGGCGACGGTCCGCGTCAAGGCTGTAGAGGCTTGCCGAAAACGTCTGCTGCGTGTTGGTTGAGTCGTAGTAGGTGATCGCAGTGACCGAAGAAACTGGCCGGTAATACAATTGCCAGTATTCTTCGTCGCCGGACCAGTTGAACTTTTCCGTAACCGTGCGAGATATAAGGCAAACTTGACAGTCATGCTCCACCTGCTCCCGTGCCTGCTGAATAAGGTTTTCCAGATGATCGTCGTGAGCCCTGTCAGCGTCGGCGATTTCTAGATGTTTTTTCGCCTCGCTGAGCAGCAGCGGCTCCACTGTCGGGGCTGTCTGCGTGATCGACTTGTCCGCCGTTCGCAATGGTCCGCTGATTGAGAATCCGCCCATTTCCAAACCTCACCAGACAATCTGCTACACCGGGATAAACTTCGATCACGTCATCGGCCTTGCGACCGTTCCAGTTGCGGAGCAGCTGAACCTGCACCTGCTGGACCTGTTTCAGTTTCATGCCTTCTGCTCCTTGCGCTCAAGATACTGCTGCCGCCACTGCTCTGGGTAGATGTGCTGCGGTTGCAGGTTCTCGTCGTAGATAGCGATCATCTCTTCCATGTGCCCGATGCGGCAGTCGATGTCTACCCAGACACGTCGCCCAGCCTCGCGGAACCGATTCCAAAACCAGATGTCATCGTCAATCTTGGCGTCGGTCCACTTACCATCCGCATCCGGCCTGCACCAGAACCAAGGCTTAGGCACGTCCTTGAGCCGGTCCAGTTTGATGGCCGTTAGCCCGAAATGTGCAGTCGTCACCTCCAGCGGCTGGCCGCAGTATTCCACCCGCGTCTCGCCGCCCATTGTGAACAGCGGGATTTGCTTGCCCCGCTTGCACTGCATCGCCGCCACAGCGTCGTATTTGTCGTCGCTGTAAAGCACGCCAAGCAAACGGTGAACGTGTTCCACGGTGAAGCAGCTGTCGAAGTCCACCGTAATCGCCACGTCGATGCCGTGGTCGATGGCGTCTTCCAGCATCCGCTGCATGCACTGCCCGTAAAACACGCCGCCAGAAACGACAATCGGAATCCCTGCCTTCTTAAAAGCGTGGTCGATGACGTTCCGGCTCCAGACGCATTCGTATCTTGGAGCCGTCATTAACGCGGCGACCTTCGCTTCCTTGTGTGTATCCATAGCGTTCTGCTCCGCTGCTGGTGACCGTCTTATGATTAACCAACCTTGACGTAATCGGCATTGTTGGTGTTTGCGGAGGCGGCAATTTCCTTTTGCAGGATGCCGACCACCGAGGTTAATACCGGGCCATTGGTCGTGGCGTCCGGTGTGAGTCCGACTTGCAGGTAACGCTTGCGGCCATTGAGGTCCACATGCAGGACGGACTCAGCCGCTGCGGTGTTGTCGATGGTAAAAGCGTAGGTGCTGTTGAACGTGGCAAAATTGGATGCCGTGGTGTCGTCAGATTCCTTGAGGGAAACGACGACGTTCGTGCTGTTAGTGTTCAGTTCCGCACCGACAGCAATGCTGATGGTTGCGTAGTCGGCACCTTGGCAATCCAAGTTGGCAGTCCGTGCGGTAGTCGCAGCGGTAATCGGGGCGAGCAGCGTGGAGAACACGCAGCTTTGGAGAGTCTTCATTTATCGGTTCCTTGTCAGGTTTTAATTCGTTCAGGAAAAAAGGAGGGAGCGGCGAACCGCCCCCTCCCGACGGTCCCAAGTGGAGCAGAACACTTGGCTCAACTATGACGGATTGCACTTGACGCCGATGATCGGTCCGCCAGTGGTCGTGGTTCCACGTTCGTGGCAGTTGATGTCGAAACGTTCGGTTGCGCGGAAGTAGATGCTGTCGGTGTTGAAGCCGTAGCTGTTGTCGACTGCGATGCTAATGCCACGCTTCTGGCCCATCGAAACGGCCCGGCTCATGTCGCCAAAGTAGGCGATGAACTTGCCGCTCAGGTCAGTCGTCGGGGCTCCGCTGTCCATTGCTTGGCAGAACACGACCGGATAGCCCATGAAGATTGGACCCATGCCGGTTGCGTAGTTGGCCACGTTGACGGCCTGAGCACTGGCCAGCCGTTGCAGCACGTTGTAGTAAATCGAGCTGTGGCAGTACCACTTCGGCTGAATGCCAGGCAACATCAGCAACTTGCCCATCGCTTCCTCAAAGGAGGCAATGGTGATCTCGGCTGGGGTGTCAATGTTGGTTGCGGTTTGTGCGTAAGCACCCGCTGCCAAGGCATTTGCCAAACCAAGGATTCCGCCGTAAGTGCTGGTGCCGTCGCCAAGGAACAGACATTGGTCTTCCTTGACGGCAAAACACTGGGCCACCTCCTGGGTCAACAAATCACCTAAGGCCACGACGCTGTCTTCCGGCAGTTCGCTGGACCAGCTGGAGAAGACCATCAACTTGCGAGCTTCCAGCCGAACTTGGTCGAACGCCAAATCCGATGCGGTAACGCTGCTATTTTCGCCAGCGAAATAGCCAGTGAATCCGCCAGCCCGGCGAGGAATGAGGGTTACGCCAGGTCCCATCGGGTAGACGCGGCATTCCCGGCGAGCGATGCCGTATTCTTCGACGTTGCGGATGATGGCCGATTCAAGCACTTCAGGCACCAGATAGCCGCCCTTGGTGTTGTCGCTGGTCGACATGGCGTTTTGGATGCCGTGCGACTTCAGCCATTCATTGGCACCCTGATGGCCGTTGATGCTGAGGAAGAATTGACCGGCGATGTAGGCTTCCTTGTCGGCGTTCGGGCCTTGGAAAGCCTTGACCACGCCGCCCTTCGCCTTGGCCGGTACCTTGACGGCAGCGACGTTCAGCTCGCCATTGGCGACAACTTCGTCCGATTGCTTGTCAGCGTCGAACCGTTGACGGGCAATCTGCTTCTGAGCGGCTTCGACCTTCAGCAGCCGGTCGAGCTTCGCTTCCAGTTCGCCGAGCTTTCCGGCTTGGTCGCCCTTGCCTTGGACCTCGTCGATTTCCTTTTCCTCGTCAGCGTTCAGATCACGCTGTTCGGCCTTGGCTACGGACAGAATCGCAGCCACGCGGTCGTGCTGCTCCTGAATCGCTTCCCGCAATTCCTTGACAGTCTTCATGTGTCCATTCCTTTTTTGTGCCGACCGTCAGCAGCAAAAAAAGAAATCGACTGCGACAGCCGACGTTGTTTCCAAACGTCAGCCCGTCGAGTCGATGACAACCGAACTCTAGCGGGAGTTTTTCAAAATGTGCGGCGAGACATTCCCGCCGTCTGAAATAATACGCTTTTCAATTACCGAATCAAGTGTCACGTCGTTTTAGTCGTATTGCCCGCAGTTTTGCGGCAATCAGCTTCGGGAATCGCTGCTCCACTGGTGTCGCTGGCTTGCTGGCATCGAACAATTCCTGAGGCGGATGGCGGAACATCGACGCCGAGGCCATCGCCTTTGGTGCGTCTTTGATGTCGACCACCTCATCGACCAGCCCGATAGCCAGTGCTTCCTTGGCGGTGAACCACGTTTCCTCCGCCACCATCGCCAGGATTTCATCCCGGCTGGCATCCATCTTGGCAGCGTAGGCATCGACCAAAGTTTCGCTGTATTTGTCCAGAATGTCCGCCGTTTTCCGCATTGCGGCCGCATCGCCGATGGCAATCGTGTGCGGCTGGTGAATCATCACCATTGCCCGTGGGGCGGCTGTAACCTTGAATCCGCTGACCAGAAACAGGGTCGCCGCCGATGCCGCCAAGGCGTCAACGCTCACCGTCACCTCGCCGCCATGCCGCCGCAGGTTCTCCACCGCTGCGACCGCTTCATCCACGCTGCCGCCAGGTGAATTGACACGCACGCTAATCGGCCCGTCGCCCAGCATCCCCAGCCCTTCGACGATTGAATCGGCCCCGATGAATCCCCAGTCGGCTGGCCCGATCTGGCCGTAAACAAACATTTCCCGCGTCTTCTCATTTACCCGCAGCATTCCAGCCTCCATTCCATGTCGAAATTGAAATCATTCCTGTCCGGCATTCTGCTTGGCCGGTAACATCCAAACTGCTCCATAAACGCCACCGCACCAGATAGCGAGTTATCCGGCAGTCCGTCGTAGTGCTTGAACCCGTCGGCATCTGTTTCGTGTATTACCCGCTGGACTGCCCGCCGGCGGAAGTACGGTTCCATCGTTTTTAAGATGGCAAGGTCCATGCCCTGAGCGTCGGTCATCAGCGTCTGGACCTGCTTGACGCCGGCCCACTCAAGGAACTCGCCGAGGTTAATCACCTGCACGTCCACTTCGCCCTGTTCGCTCAGGTCCGCTTGCGAGTACAGTTCCCGTGCCTGTTCGGTGCAGACGCCGAGGCTGCTGCTGACTCCGTGCGTGTTATACCGCCGCATCTTGGCCCGGCAGGTAGCTGGACCACAGGCCGCTTCGACTACGTGGAAAATATCGGCGATGTGTGCGTTATGCTGCCGCAGGTATGCCGCCGCATCCGGCAACGGTTCAAACATAAAAAAGCGGTCGTGCCCTTGCAGTAGCCGCAGCATTTCGGCATCCCCACGGTTTGGCCCGACGCAGACGAAGACACGCTCACTCATAGGCTGGAAAGCTCCTTGACGCCATCCGCCCGCCAGCCAGCGACCAGCGCCTTGACCGCTTCCACAAACTCTGCTGGCTGCTTGTCCGCTGCCGCCAGTAGTGCGTCCTTGTGCCGCTGGCAGTATCCGGCCACGTCGCAGTCCTCCGCCCCGGCTGTCGATTCCAGCCGTTCCTGCCAGCGAGCATAGAAGCCATCGACCCAGTCCACGAAGTTCTTCGCCCGCAGGCCACGCTGCTCGATGCGGTTGCATTCGACGCCGACCATGTGCTGGAGCTGAGCCTGTGCCGCTGGTGCTGCGTTCGGTGCTTCCGCCTCGTCTGCGTCGTTGTCGTTTGAATTGTCGCCGCTGGGGTCCACTTCGTCAGTCGTGATGTTCGGGTTGCTATAGACATCGCCGCCGCTGTAGGGGTTCATGTCGAGCTTGGCCCGTGCCTCATTCGGGTTGATAATCTTGTGAACAATGCCCTGTGCCAGCGTGTCCACGGTTGTCTTCATGTCGGTCATGATGAGCGTGCCACGGTTGAACTTGAAGTAATATTGATCCGCCATCTTCTCCCGGTCAGTCAGCAACTTGGCGCGGCACTGCATTTCCCATTTAACCAGCCAGCGGTTCAGGCAGGACTGCAATTCTGAGAGTTGCTTCTGTTCGAGGCTCGAGTAACTGCTGCGGCTTTCATCGCCAGGCATCGACTCAAGGCCGAACCATAGCATGATGTCCGTGCGGTTGAACTTCTGCTGTTCGACAAACTGGGCATCGTGGTTCGACATCGTCAGCACGTTGGCCGTCACGCCTTCCCGCAGCAGGCCGACAAGTTCGCCGTCTTCGTTGTGATGCTTGCGGAATGTAGTCAGGAACTCCGCCGCCTGCTTCTCGTCACGGAATGAACCGGGCGGGGCCTGTAGCATCAGCCGCCCAGTGAATCCCTTTTCGCTTTGCTTCGTCGCCAGCCGCTGTCCATTCAGCCCCATTGAAATCGACTCACGGGCCACGCTGGCAAACGACTTGCCCTCGATGCCGTCATAGCCGAAGCCTTGAATGTGCAGAACGTCCCGGTCGTGAATGACTACGGTCGTCTCAGGGTTGGCAGTCATCGCCGCCTCGAAGTCGCCAGCGTAGGCAGCGATGCGGTCGTGGTCCATGTTCGGGTTGGTTACGTGGTACTTCTCGCCGCCGACCATGTAGGTCTTCGTCCGGTCAGGCATCAGCGGCAGCAGCTCCGTCGGCCTGCCTGCTTGGCGAATCACCACCGCCCGCCCATTGCCCCAGCCGATAGCGTGGCCCTGAATGGTTTCCTTCCAAACGTCCGCGGTCTGATAGTCGTTGGGTTGCCACCGCAGCAGGTTCCAAACCGGATGGCCAATTCCGTCGTCGCTTCCGCCTCCGTCAATCTTACGGCGAATCTCCAGCGGCATCTGGCCGACCATGCCGCTGATCTTCGACATGGCATACCACACGCCAGCCAGCCCCAGCATCGTATGCGGGTTTACTGGCGTCACGCCGTCATCGGTTCCGTTGAACCATTTAATCAGGCCATTGAGTCCGAATCCCATCAGTGCCACTCCATTAGCCGATGAACAAGCTGCCAGTAAACTTCGACTTACAAACCATAACCGCACGCATCGCCATCAAAGACGCAACCACCGCATCAATCTTTTCCTTGCTGTGCTTTTTGTCCGGCATCACCTGGTCCCGGCTGTTGCGGTTAATGCTCATGTTCAAGGCACACCACCGCAGCACCGGGTCATTCACTGCCGGCCGCAATCGCCCCTCGACCGCTGCGTTTTGGAACTCCAGCAGTACCTCATTAAAGTGGTGATGGGCCTGCGGCATCTTCACCGCAGTAAGTCCTGCCGCGTCCAGTTCGTCGCCGAGTTGGCTTGCGTTGTACGGGTCAAACGCCACCATCTGAATGCCAAGTTCCTCGCATTCATCCAGCAGCGAATCACGCAGGCTGGCCACGACGTAGCGACATTTGACCAACTGCCCGCTGTGTATCCAGTGCGACCACGGTTGCTGCGTCAAATCCCGCCTCGATTCCTCACTGATGAACGCCCGGCTCCGCATTTCGTAACGGTAGATGGGCCGCAAGTTTCCGGCATCGTCTTCTGCCTCGCCGACTTTGAACCGTGCCACCAATCCGTATGCCGCTAGATCATCTTTGCCGCCCAAGTCCACACCCGCAGCGATGGCATCCGCTTCGTCCCAGTTCGACAGTGGTGCGACGATGCTATCCCACAGCTCCGCCGTGATGCCGTTCTCCACGCTGGAGACGGTACGGTTACAGTGGTAACGCATGAAGTCGTGCCGGGCCTGCGGCTTGTTCTTCGCCTTGGTCGCCTGCTCGCTGAGATAGTCGAGCTTCACCGAAATGTTCAGGTTCGGGTTGGCCTTGACCCAAACGGACGGGTCGAACGGGTCATCCGCCTCGTCGATTTCGTAGATGATGCCGAAGGTGGAATCATCCTGCCAGTCGCCTTTAATGACGCCGCGAGTGTAGGTTAGTTCCTCGTTATAGATGCGGCTGCGGTCGTTGCCTGCCGTGGTAATCATCACCTGCATCGGCTGGGTCCGTGCCGCACTGCCGGTCGTCATCGTGGCATAAAAGTCCCGGTGATATTCCTGCCAGGCGTGCAACTCGTCGAAGAATACGCCATGAGGGTTCAAACCGTCGTAAGGCTTGTCTGAACCCAGTGGCCGCAGGAATGAATTAGTCGCCTCGAATGCGACATTGTCCTTGGTGATGCTGGCGTGCCGCCCCAAGTACGGCGACTGGCGCAACATCCGGTTGGCTTCCTTGTGAATGATGCGGGCTTGGTCCAGTTTCGTCGCCCCGATGTAGACTTCTGCCCCAGCCTCCCGGTCTGCCGCCGTCAGCAGCAGGGCCAGCCCGGCACAGTAGGAAGACTTGCCATTCTTGCGGGCCACGCTGATGAATGCCCTGCGGAAACGCCTGGTGCCGTCCTCCCGTTCCCAGCCGAACAGGTTCCAGTTAATGAACGCCTGCCACGGACTGAGGTGGAACGGATGCCCGACGAACTCGCCAATGGAATGCCGCAGCAGCATCGGGAAAAACTGGCACGACTTTTCAGCTCGCTGCTGGTTCAGCCGATAAGGAAAGTCCGGTGTCTGCTGCCGCTCCAAGTCCCGCTGGTACCTGGCGACCGCTGCTTTGACCATGTCGCATGCCACGACGGTGCCGTCCTGCACGTCGTCGCAGTAGCTGGTCACGGTGTCACGATAGACAGCGGCACGAATCAATTCAGTCCTGCTTTCATAAACTCAGCGAACGGGTCAGCCTGCTCCTTCGGGTCTTCCACCTTCAGCGATGCACGGTCCAGCGGCGACATGCCGAACTGCTTGCCGAACTTGTCGATTAGGTCTGCAAGGTTTTTCAGTTTGTTGATCAGGTTCGGGTCGTCGTCTGATTGCATCCGGTCCAGTAGCTTGCGATACTGCTCCCACGACACGCACAGCAGTTCCAACTTCGCAGCGTCTTGGTCACGCAGCACGCCGCCTGGCAGGTTGCGAATCGTCAGTTCCCAAAGCCACGACCCGACATCGCCGATGGTCGATGGCTTGACGAGGTTCAGCGGTGCAGACATCGGAGCCGAGTCCATTCGGTCAGCGTGACGATGCCCGCGAAACGTGCCTTCCAGCTGATGTTTTGCGGTGATTTTCGGTTTTCTGCCTTGTCGGCCTTTGTGTCCGGCCATCTGGAATCCTCAAATTGGCTAAATGCGTTCGTGTG